GATCTGCACAAATAACTCAGCCATTTCCGCAACTCATACATTCAAGAACTAAATAGAGGCCCCCCTCCCCTATTGATTTCTCCAGCCAAGTTATCCACAGTTCCACGTGAAACACCCCCCCGGTAGGAGTCCCAACCTCCCCTTATTGCAAAGATATATTTTTGTGATACATTTCTCGCGCGGTGTGGAGAAGTAGGATCTCGTCAGGCCCATAACCTGAAGACCGCTGGTGCGAATCCAGCCACCGCAACCAACAATGGGGTATTCTTCGCTGATATGACGACATTGGTGCCGCCCATCGAGGAGAACATTCCTCTGCCGGAAAATGCCCGAGATGCATTTCCCGAGTTATCGGCTGAAGCAGAATTGCAGATGCGTGCCAACGTCATCAAGCTGATGTCAGACTTGACGGGCCAAGAACTTGTTCCCACCGAAGAGAATGCCGATCAAGCCAAGGTTTTGGCGCGGGAAATGATGGCCAACCCGCAGTACCGCCCGGACTACTCTAAGTATCCCAACGAGACTCTTGCCATGCTGGCGGGCATGGTGGCGCAGATGAATGTGTCCATCGTGGAGGAGTTGTCTGACCTAAAGATGTATGTGGTCAACAAGCTCGTTGCCGAGGTAGAAAACGCCAAAGACCCCAAGGTGCGGGTCGCCGCTCTATCAAAACTGGGTGAGATTGATGGGGTAGATGCGTTCAAGAAACGCACTGAGATGACTGTTAAGCAACAGTCTATTGAAGAGGTGGAAAAAGAACTGCTAGAAACCCTCGAAAAACTAGAGAAACGCACCATCAGTGTCCAGACACGAGTTATAGACGTTTCCGCTACCAATGAAAATCACGTCTGAACAGATCCAGACGCTAAAAAATCTCCTGCCAACCATGTCGTTGGAGGACAAAAAGCGCACGCTAGAACTTCTAAAAGCGTGGGATGCAGAGTCTGCGCAGATTTTAGGTAGGGACAGCCTCCTGTCCTTCGCCGATCACGTCTATCCGGGCTACAAAGTAGGTCCGCACCACCGCAGATTGGCCAAACTGTTCGAAGATATCGCTGCCGGACGCAAAAAACGGGTGATCGTGAACATCGCACCCCGTCATGGCAAGTCGGAACTCATCTCGTACCTCGCTCCGGCGTGGTTTTTGGGCAAATTTCCCCATAAGAAGGTCATCATGGCCTCCCACACTGCCGATCTGGCGGTGAACTTCGGTCGTCGGGTGCGAAATCTGGTCGGATCGGACACTTATAAGGACATTTTTCCCCAAGTCGAGCTGCAAGCGGACTCAAAGTCAGCTTCGCGCTGGGGGACCAACTTTCAAGGCGAGTATTTCGCCATTGGTGTGGGCGGTGCGCTGGCTGGCCGGGGTGCTGACCTGTTCATCATCGACGACCCGCACTCGGAGCAGGATGCCAAGCTGGGTAAGGCGGATGTTTTCCTGCCCGCGTGGGAGTGGTTCCAGTCGGGGCCTATCCAGCGTCTGATGCCGGGCGGGGCGATCATCGTGGTGATGACTAGGTGGTCAAAACTAGATCTCACGGGCCAGATTTTGAACCAGATGGCGCGTGAAGAAGGCGTTGAGCCATGGGAGGTGATGGAGTTTCCGGCGATCTTGAACGACAAGCCGCTGTGGCCTGAGTTCTGGGGGATCGAGGAATTGCTGGCCAAAAAGGCAGGGATGGACGTGCGGTACTGGGAGGCTCAGTACATGCAGAACCCCGTGTCCGAGGAAGGCGCGCTCATCAAGCGGGAATGGTGGCAGATTTGGGAAAAGGATACCCCTCCCGAATGCGAGTTCACTATTATGTCCCTCGACGCTGCACAAGAGGCCAACAACAGGTCTGACTATAACGCCTTGACGACTTGGGGTGTGTTCTTTAATGAAGAAACCAAGGCGTACAACATCATCTTGCTCAACGCCATAAAGAGGCGCTTGGAGTTCCCGGAGCTCAAGAAGATGGTCCTTGAAGAGTACAAGGAGTGGCAGCCAGACGCGTTCGTGGTGGAGAAGAAGTCCAACGGAGCGGCGCTGTACCAAGAGCTCAGGCGCATGGGCGTGCCTGTTGGAGAATTTACTCCGGGCAAGGGGCAGGATAAGATCAGCCGGGTTAACGCCGTCTCTGACATGTTCTCTTCAGGGATGGTGTGGGCACCTGACCGGCGTTGGGCGCGAGAGGTCATCGAGGAGTGCAACGACTTCCCCAGCGGGACGAACGATGACTTGGTGGACTCCACGACACAAGCGCTGATGCGGTTCAGACAAGGTGGGTTCATCCGGCTGCCGTCTGATGAGCCGGAAGAGACTCAATGGTTCAAGAGCCCGCGCAGAGAGCGGCTCTACACGGTTTAAGGAATCTCTACTATGGCTACCAATGTTGATAAATCTCTCTACGCAGCTCCCATGGGGCTTGATGCTCTGGAAATGGAGCCGGACGTCGAGATCGAGATTGAGAACCCGGACGACGTCAGTATCAGTATGGGGGACATGGAGATCGACCTCATGCCCGCGCCCAAGACCGGAGATAAGAACTTCGACGCGAACCTCGCTGAGTACATAGACGAGAACGTGTTGCAGTCTCTGGGTGAGGAGCTGGTCGAAGAGTTTGACAAGGACATCAACGACCGCAAGGAGTGGATGCAGACGTATGTGGAAGGCTTGAAGCTGCTGGGGCTTAAGTATGAGGAGCGCACTGAGCCGTGGGATGGTGCCTGCGGCGTGTTCCACCCGATGCTGACTGAATCGGTTGTGAGGTTCCAGAGCGAGGGGATCACGGAGACGTTCCCGGCTGCTGGCCCTGTGAAGACGGTGATCATCGGCAAGGACACCCCGGAGAAAGAAGAAGCGTCGCTGCGCGTGCGCGCGGACATGAACTACCAGCTCACGGAGGTCATGTACGAGTACCGGCCTGAGCACGAGAAGATGCTGTGGAACTTGCCGATTGCGGGCAGCGCGTTCAAGAAGGTCTACTACGACCCGAGCAAAGGTCGGCAGATGGCGGTGTTCATCCCCGCCGAGGACATCGTGGTGCCGTACGGTGCGAGTAATCTGGAGACTGCCGAGCGCGTTACGCACGTCATGCGTAAGACCGAGAACGACGTGCTCAAGCTCATTGATGCTGGGTTCTACCGCGACGTGGAGCTGGGCGAGCCTAGCTACCAGCTAGACGACATTGAGAAGCAGAAAGCCGAAGAGATGGGCATGAGCGCTATCGACGATGAGCGCTTCCGGGTGTTGGAGATGCACGTTGACTTGAACCTCAAGGGTTACGAGCACAAGAACAAGAAGAAAGATGAGACGGGCATTGCGCTGCCGTATGTGGTCACTATTGAGAAGGGCACCCGCAAGGTGCTGGCAATCCGTAGGAATTGGTATGAAGGCGACGAACTCCACCTCAAGCGACAACACTTCGTCCATTACCAATACATTCCCGGGTTTGGTTTCTATGGCTATGGACTCATCCACCTCATCGGCGGCTACGCCAAGAGTGCGACCATGCTTATCCGCCAGCTTGTTGACGCTGGCACTTTGTCTAACCTCCCCGGTGGTTTCAAATCGCGTGGGCTCCGCATCAAGGGGGATGACACCCCCATCGCACCGGGAGAGTTCCGCGACGTAGATGTCCCCAGCGGCTCCATGCGTGACAACATCATGCCGCTGCCCTACAAGGAGCCAAGCCAGACTTTGTACACGCTGTTTGATCGCATCGTCAACGAGGGTCGGTCGTTTGCGTCCGCTGGTGATATGAGTGTGAGCGACATGTCTGCTCAGGCTCCGGTGGGCACGACTCTGGCGCTGCTGGAGCGTACGCTCAAGGTGATGGGCGCAGTTCAAGCCCGGATGCACTTCACGATGAAGCAGGAGTTCAAGCTCCTCAAGACCATCATCGCTGACTACACCGCCGAGGACTATAGCTACGAGCCCGAAGAAGGTAGCGCCAAGGCCAAGCGGTCTGACTACGACATGGTGGAGGTGATCCCGGTCAGCGACCCCAACGCAGCGACGATGGCGCAGAAGATCGTGCAGTACCAAGCGGTCTTCCAACTGGCCCAATCAGCTCCGCAGTACTACGACATGCCCTTGCTGCACCGCCAGATGATCGAGGTGCTGGGCATCAAGAACGCCACCAAGCTGGTGCCCATCGAGGATGACATGGTGCCCACGGACCCCGTGAAGGAGAACCAGAACCTGCTGACGATGAAGCCGGTCAAGGCGTTCATTGAGCAGAATCATCAGGCGCACATCCAGACGCACATGGCTGCGATACAGAATCCGAAGATTCAGCAGCTCATGCAGATGAACCCGCAGGCTCAGATGATCATGGCCGCAGCCATGGCGCACATCAACGAGCACGTTGCGCTGGAGTACCGCCGTCAGGTGGAAGAGCAGATTGGCGTGCTGCCGGGCGAAGAGCAGAACAAGAAGGTCCCGCCCGAGATGGCTGACCAGATTGCTGTCGCGGCGGCGCAGGCCAGTGCGCAGATCACTCAGCGCGATACGCAGCAGGCACAGCAGCAAGCGGCGCAGCAGCAGATGCAGGACCCGGTGGTTCAGATGCAGATGCAGGAGTTGCAGCTCAAGCAGCAGGACCTACAACTCAAGGCACAGAAGCAGCAGATCGAGGCGGCAGCCAAGGCTGACCAGCTTGAGATTGAGAAGTCACGGATCGAGGCGCAGAAAGAGATTGCTGCCATGCAGGTCGCGGCCAACGCCGCTGCGCAGAAGGACAAAGCACAACGTCAGCAAGAGACGGAAGGAGCACGACTGGGCATCGACGCGGCCAAACACCGCGCACAGATGGCCGTGCAAGCAGCGCAACGGGCGGCGCAGTCTAAACAGCCTAGCAATAGACCCAAGAGAGGGAACGATTGAACGAGATAAAGGTGCTGGCGCACGCCGCCAAGCTCATCACTGAAACACGCGCAGACCAAGAAGCTTTCGTGGCTTCTGGTCGCGCTGCTGATCATGCCGAGTATCGGCATGTCTGTGGGGTCATCCGGGGCCTGACTTCCGCAGAACAAATCATCCTTGGCCTTGTGCAACGATTGGAAAAAGACGATGAGTGAGTTTGACTTGCAGGCTATTGACCTGTCCTCCGTGCTGAACAAGCCTGCTGAAGAGAAGGCCAAGCAGCTCCCTGACCCCCGAACCTTCCACCTGCTATGCGTGGTGCCGGAGGCAATGGAGGAGTATCAGGACAGTGAAGTGGGGTTGATCAAGGACTCCAAGACCATGCACTACGAGGAGGTCCTGACCCCCGTGCTGTTTGTGGTGAAGGTTGGCCCCGATGCCTACAAAGACGCTACCCGCTTCCCCAGCGGTCCTAGCTGCAAGGAAGGTGACTTTGTCATCGTCCGCCCCAATTCAGGCACCCGCCTGAAGATTCACGGTCGTGAGTTCCGGATCATCAACGATGACTCGGTCGAGGCCGTTGTTCAAGACCCGCGTGGTATCAGCCGCGCTGCTTAAGGAGTAGATATGCCACTGCCCAAGTTTGACGAGTTTGAATTTCCTGACGAGAAAGAAGCGCGGGAAAAAGAGAAAGTTGCAGAGAAAGACGACGATTTCCAAGTTGAGATCGAAGACGACACTCCTGTAGCGGACCGGGGCCGTAAAGCCGCGCCTCCGCCAGAAGACCCCACGGACGATGAACTTGCTTCGTACGACGAGAAAGTACAAGCCCGTATCAAGAAGTTCACCCGTGGGTATCACGACGAACGTCGCGCCAAAGAGGCAGCCCTACGCGAGCGTGAGGCGGCTGAGACCTTTGCCAAGCAGGTTTACGAAGAGAACAAGAAGCTTCAAAAACAGTTGGCGAGCGGCAGTCACGTACTCATTGAGCAGTCTAAATCTGCGGCGACTAACGCGCTGGAGGTTGCCAAGAAGAAGTACAAGGACGCATACGAATCCGCCGATCCGGATCAGATGGTGTCCGCCCAAGAGGAAATTGCCCGGGCTACGCTGCGTATGCAGCAGGCGGAGCAGATGCGTCCGATTGAGGAGAAGGAGTTTACTCCGGCCCCGGTGGCATCTGATACTTCTTCCGGTATGACACCCCGTACTAAGGCATGGGTGGACGCTAATAATAGCTGGTTTGGTCAGCCCGGATATGAAGAAATGAGTATGATGGCGATGGGGCTTGACAAGAAGCTACAACGCGAATATGGTGCGGATTATGTTGGTTCGGAGGAATACTTTCGGACCATCGACAAGACAATGCGTAAACGATTCCCCGAACACTTCGAAACCGAAGACGGGAGCTATGAGGAAGACACGCCGCCTCGGAAAAGGGCAGAACCGGTTGACGAGGATGAAACCCCGCGCCGTGCAACAAAACCTGCTGCTGTTGTAGCTCCGGCTACACGCAGCACACCGCCTAGTCGTATCAAACTGAAGCAGTCTCAAGTTGCGTTGGCTCGCAAACTCGGGATTACTCCGGAACAATACGCAAAACAGGTTGCTTTACTTAATCGAGGTGAATAATGGATCAGCAGGCTCAACCCCAAAACCGTGTTAAGCGTGAGCATGACACCCGTCAAGTTATGGCCCGTCCTGAAGCTTGGCGTCCCCCGGAGCTGTTGCCTAGCCCTGATGCTCGACCCGGTTGGTCACACCGCTGGGTACGCATTGCAGCTATGGGCGCATCTGATCCGACCAACATCTCGTCTAAGTTGCGTGAGGGATATGAACCCTGCAAGGCAGAGGATTATCCTGAACTCATGGTGCACGCTTCCACCGAAGGGCGCTTTAAGGGCGCAGTTGAGGTGGGTGGACTGTTGCTTTGCCGGATTCCAGAAGAGTTTATGACGCAGCGTTCGGATCACTACGCACGCCAAAACAAAGCTCAGATGGAGTCGGTAGACAACAACTTCCTTCGTGAATCTGATCCTCGTATGCCTCTTTTCTCTGAGAAGAAAACGAAGGTCAGTTTCGGTTCTGGTTCTTAATTTGGAGTTTTAAATGGCTTCTACCGCTTCTCCCTACGGGCTACGACCCGTAAATCAGTTGGGTGGCACCCCGTATGCAGGCGCAACCCGTACGTATCTTATTGATCCCGCTGGCACCGCTTCGAACATTTACAACGGCTCGCCCGTGTACGTGAACTCGTCCGGTTATCTGGCTGTGGCTACCGCCACCGGCGCTGACGCGACGACTAACGGCTTCCCTGTCGGCACCTCTAACACCGGTATCGTGGGTGTGTTCGTTGGCTGCTCGTACTACAACGCCCAAGGCCAACTGATCTTCTCCCAGTACTACCCCACCGGTGTGACTGGCGTGATCCAAGCCTCGGTTGTTGACGATCCCAACGTGGTGTTCCAAGTCCAGTCCGCTGGCTCTGTGACGCAAGCCGCTGTGGGCGCGAACTTGTTCTTCACCACTAGCGCTGTTTCCACTGGCAGCACCACCACGGGCAACTCCACGGCTTCTGTCGTGGCAGGCTCGTCGGCTGTGACGACCACCGCAGCTTTCCGTGTTGTCGGGTTCCCCAACGTGCAAGGCTTCTCGGTTGTGGGCGACGCCTACACCGACGTCTACGTGAAGATCAACCCCGGCTATCACACATTCACCAACGCCGTTGGTCTGTAAGGAGTAACATAAAATGGCTATTTCACGCGCACAGCTACTTAAGGAACTCCTTCCCGGCCTGAACGCTTTGTTTGGCATGGAGTACGCTCGCTACGGTGAGCAGCACAAGGAAATCTACGAAACCGAGACCTCTGAGCGTTCCTTCGAAGAAGAGACCAAGCTCGCTGGCTTCGGTGCTGCACCTGTCAAGAACGAAGGCTCCGCCATCGCTTACGACAACGCGCAGGAAGCTTTCACTGCTCGCTACACCCACGAAACCATCGCCTTGGGCTTCTCCATCACGGAAGAAGCTGTGGAAGACAACCTGTACGACAGTCTGTCTGCCCGCTACACCAAGTCGCTGGCTCGCGCCATGGCGTACACCAAGCAGGTTAAGGCTGCGGCTATCCTGAACAACGGCTTCAACGGCTCCTACCTCGGTGGCGATGGCGTGTCGCTGTTTGGCGTTAACTCTTCCTCCTCTCGCGTGGGTCACCCCACCGTTGGCGGCACTGTTAACTTCAACAGCCCGGCTACCCCGGTTGATCTGAACGAAACCTCGCTGGAAAACGCCACGATCCAAATCGCTGCGTGGACCGATGAGCGTGGACTGCTGATCGCTGCTAAGCCGGTTAAGCTGGTGATCCCGCCGAGCCTGATGTTCGTTGCCAAGCGTCTGCTGGACACCGAACTGCGTGTTTCTACTGCTGACAACGACATCAACGCGTTGAAGCAGATGGGCACCATCTCTGGTGGCTACACCGTCAACAACTTCCTGACCGACACGAACGCTTGGTTCCTGACCACGGACGTTCCTAACGGCATGAAGCACTTCGTGCGTACCCCGCTGAGCCAGTCCATGGACGGCGACTTTGATACCGGCAACGTCCGTTACAAGTCCCGCGAGCGTTATTCGTTCGGCTGGTCTGATCCCCTCGGCATGTGGGGTTCTTCCGGTTCGTCTTGATCGACCGGTAAACTAGGAAAAGGGGCCTTGTGCCCCTTTTTCTTTTGGGTTATATTGCAGCCACTCCCGGACTTTTCCGGTGTATCTGACGGCTCCGGGCCGACGTCATGCAGACAGATACACCTTAACCGCATGAGGAAAAAATCATGGCAAATACCACATTCAACGGCCCAGTTCGCTCCGAGAACGGCTTTCAAGACATCACCGTTAACGCCACCACTGGCGCTGTTACCGTGGACGCCACCTTCGGCGCAACCACAAGCGTGACCAACCTGACAACCACCAATCTGGTTTTTACCGACCAGAACCACCCTTCGACTGCCGCAATCAACGCCACCGCAACCGCCACTGCGGCTGAAGTTGCAACCGGCTACATCACTTCCACCTCGGCCTCTCCGACCACCATCACGCTGCCCACCGGCACGTCGCTGGGCGCGGCTATTGGTGCGGCTAGGGGCACTGTGCTGGAACTGTACGTGGACAACACCGCCGGTGCGAGCACCGTGACGATTGCTGTTGCCACCAACGGTATTTTGTCTAGTGCTGCCGCTGACACCCCCGGTAGCTTTGGTGACCTGACCATTGCTTCCGGTGTCACCGGTCTGGCACGATTCACCATCATGTTCTCCAGCGCCACCGCATACGTGTTCACACGCACTGCCTAATTGATCTCGGGGGCCTCGGCCCCTGTCTTACAGGAGATTAGTTATGACGATGCAATATGACGTTAAGTCAACCCATAGAAACTCCTCGGGGTCCATTTTTGGCTCCCGGGCGCGCATCAAGGGGTTTTCTATCTGCGCGACTGCCAGCAGCGCTGGCACGTTGCTGCTGAAGGACGGCGGTTCCGGCGGGACCACGGTGATTGAAATCGACATCCCCTCTAACTCCAACCCGAACTCGTTTTATGTGGCGATCCCGGGCGAGGGGGTTCTGTGTTCGACTGACATCTACGCATCGCTGACGAACATCGCCAGCGTCACGGTGTTCTATGGCTAAGACCGCAGCATGGACTCGCAAGGAAGGCAAGAACCCCAAAGGCGGTCTGAACGCCAAGGGACGAGCCTCCTACAACGCAGCCAATCCGGGCAAGCCCGGCTTGAAGGCCCCTCAACCAGAGGGCGGCAAACGCCGCGACTCTTTCTGTGCCCGGATGACTGGCATGAAGAAAAAGCTGACCTCGGCCAAGACCGCGAACGACCCCAATAGCCGGATCAACAAGAGCCTTCGGGCTTGGAAATGCTGACATGACTGAGAAAACAGAGACTGTTAAAAACGTGCTGGACTTCGTGGCCGTGTTCACGGCGATTGGCTCGTTCTTGCAGATTCTTACCCCGGTGTTTGGTCTGATCGGCGCTATCGTGGGTGTCATGCGCATTTACGAGATGGCCACCGGCAAAGAGTTCTACACGCTTTGGCGCAAAAAGAAAGACGACGATGCCGAGCACCAGTAAGAAACAGCACAACCTCATGGCGATGGTCGCCAATGATCCCGCCGCTGCAAAGCGTGTGGG